TTCTTTTTGCCAGTCATAGCAAAATCAGCTCTAAAGTTTGAAGATATTTCTAGATTATTTTTAAAGTATCCACCTAGCTTGTGCATCCAGTTATATACAGCAGTATTTACAAAAAACATTGTAGCTGCACCACTGTTATAACGTGGGTCTAAATAGTTAGACATATCGTCAAGGAAATCGTCAGCAGTCTTAGTATTAATATCTAAACTAAACTGATTTCCATAATTAAGGATATAGTCTACAGCACCTTGTGTATAGTTTACACTATCAACTGTGCCTTGAGAACCAAACAATAAAGATTGTTCGATATCCCATTTGTGTTCAATTAGCTTTTCTTTCCAAACACGTGCCCATTCGTTTGGTTCATATTTCAGAACTGTAGCACGAGCAGTATTAGTCATTGCCATTGATGTTTTGAATATTTGAGTCATTCCATAAGATTGACTATATGGTTGGTCTTTCCATGTTTCTGGGTATCCAGTACCTTCACCATGTGCAGTTCCAACTACATAGCATCTTTCTTGCTCTAAAGAGTCAGATATAGACTCGTCATATACTTGAGTATCAACTTCATCACCAGACCATCCAGCTAAATAAATAGCAGAAGTATTAGTGCAATCTTTGACTAATTTACAAGCCAATCTTACACACTCTCTACTATCTTGAGTATCATCAGTTACTGATGTTACTTTAACAACCAGATAATCGTCTGTTGAACCACCACCGTCTGTTGTAGACATAGGTATTTTAACAAGTTGGTCAGGCAAAAAGAACTCAGGTCTTGTACCTGTTGCTCCAACTGCTATTGCATTAGTTGAGTTGCCATATACGTTTTGAATATTACCATCTGATTTATAATCAGCAGCCATCCAAACGATTATGTCGTCACCTAGAGTCATTGCGCCAGGTGCGCCACCATCTAATGAAGACACTAAATCAGCATCTCCTGCTGAACCACCAGTTGCGATAGTTCCTGCGTTATCTTGCCATGCTGTTACATAGGCATATCTTTTATGGTATGAACCTCTTTTTTCAGTAAATTTAAAAACAGGGTCATCCGTTGGTTTTTTTCCGACTTTACTTACAAAACGGAAGAATGGGTCTTGTGCTATTGATAATTCAGAAACTCTGTCACCAAAGTTATATCGTCTTCGCAAATCACCAGTGTTATAATCTGTCTGAACATTGGCATCTGTTGCAGGACCTGAACTAGCTATAGGACTACCACCCAAACCACTTGTTTGAAAGAAGTCTTTGTTGCTACCACTAGCCATGAGAAACCTCCTTAAGGTTTAAGTTAAGTTAAAGGCTATCTCACAACTTACGTTGAGATTTAGCCAAACATGTTATCAACGCCAGAGTCAAAGTCTATTAAAGCATCAAACATTGAGTCGCTTGTACTTTTCTTTCCCTCTCCAGCATTATTGATTCCAGCTTGACTAGTAGGCATATTACGAACGCCTTTCATTTGTTTAAGCATATCTTCTTTAGTATTAGATGCTACGTTTTGACTAACTTTATCTTTATTAACTAGATAATACATATCATCTAGAGATAAGGAACCGTTCATTTTCCCCTTAGCTTCTTCAACAAAAGATAGAAATTCTTTTTCATTCATACCACGCTCTTGCATAAATTGCGTAGCCTGATTTTTATATTCTATTTTCTGCCTCATTTGCTGAGCTTCAATTTCTTGTTCTTTTAATATTTGATTAGCCTTCTTGTTAACAACTTTGTCTACCATAGTAGTAAAAACTTTTGCTGAATCAGAATCAGGGCTATTAACCATATCATCTACATCAAATTCAAAGTCTTCACTTAGCTTTAACTCATCTTTAACATTCGTAGGCACATCTCCACCATTTTTTAAATAGTTTCTCATGTGGTCTACTAATCCGCTATCATCTTTCATCGCATTTAACACAGGAATAAAAGGTTGCAACTCATTGAGTTGGGCTTTCATTTTTTGTGCTTCACGACTGGAATCGCTGTATCTCTTCTTCATAGTCTCTAGTTCTTCACTATCGGTATTACTCCGAGGTTCATCTGATACCGTGTTTGCTTGATTCTGTACTATATTAGGGTCCGCTGTTTGCGGAGTTTCTTCATTTACAGAGTTATCAATTATTGCGCCATTAACTTGATTATCTAGCGCACTAAAGAAGTCCTCTGAGGAGCCTGTAGGTTCGTCATGTGATTCAAAAGAATCGCTTTCCATACCTATTGCAGGGTTACCTTCTTGAGTTGTTACTTCTGTCATTTTATTCTCCTTGTTATTTCAATTTATAAATTACGAACAAAATCTTTATTCATCCAAGCTATTTAAAACTTCGTCTCTTTTTGTTCTAATTTGATTTAAAGAATCTTTTATCTCATTATCTTTCTCTAACATTCGTCTTTGTCTAGAAATATCTTCCATAGCATTATTTTCAAGTCTTGCTTTTTCAATCTGAGATTTAACCTGCTCTTTTTTCTTTTCAACTTCAACAGAGCCTTGCATAACTTTATTTTTTATTCCAGCTTGTACAAGTTGTCTAGATAAAGTTTCAATAGTTCCTTCTTTATCAGACATAGCTTCCTGTAATTGACTTATTTGAGATTGTAGTTGAGAATATAGAGATTTTCTTTTAGCAATCTTTTCTTTATTTCTGATATCAGTTTCTCCTAATACTGCTATATCGTCTATAACTCCCATCTTCATTAATTGTTTCAATTCTTCTAAATATGCCCATCTATTAACAGGTAATGTAGAACCTGCTACTATTTTTATATCAAACTTGGCTGTTGGATAATCTCTCCATTTCTTTATAGCTTCTCCAAAACTATTATAAATAGGAACATTTATTTCAACTTCAACAGACTGATTGTTAGGCTCTATAACTCTAAATACTTTATGTGCAGTATATACAGCTTGAGAATATTCTTTTACAACTTCTCCTAATTGAGCTAATGCTGGTTCTATAGAATGCTTTAGCCAATATTTAATTCTACGAGTACCGTATTCATCCATAGCCAACATACCTCTATAAGGCATTTCAGCAGTAGCTCCAGTATCTCCTTGCATTGAACTATAAATACCTGCCAGATATTCCATATCTTGTTTTCCCGCTTGGGTTAGCGAAAAGAATGCATTATTTAACTGAAAAGGCATTACAGGAGTAGGGGATTCAAATCCTGCTCTTTTAGGAAGCAATGCCCCAGGCGCTGCTGCAAACTTTTCCCAATAATCAGTATCAATAGAACCTTCTTCATACATCCATCTTAAGCTACTTCCTAAAGATGCGTTATGGACCATTAATTGATGCGCCTTATTTAATTCTCTTTGCTTACCAATTAAAGGTGAAACAGCTGACATTGGAAATGGAGTTCCTGTCCATTTATAATGTATGGGGACAATAGGATATTGTTTTATAGGTAAATATTTTTCATATAACGTTTTATCTCCAACAACACATGTTTGCTTTATTACATCATCATGGAATCGTATACTTTCTACTAAATTCTTAGAAAACTCTTTATTTTGAATAAGTATTTTAAATTCTTTTTCACTTACAACTTTATTATCTACCTGAGAAGCTTGCTCTTGAAGCTTATGTCGTATTTCTATTTTAGCATTCTCTATTTGAGCTTGCATCTGTTCTTGCATTTTCTTTAACTCAAGTTCAGCTCTTTCAGGAAGCATTTTTCCTTCTTTAACCAATCCCTGTATCTCTTGTTGTTTTTCAAGCAAGCTAACCTTTAGCTCTTCCTCCATTTTCTTAACTTCTATTTCTGCCTTTTGCGCTATCTGTTTTAAGACTTTCTGATTTGGAGGGACACGATAGAATACATTCATATACGGAATTTTCTCTTTTTCGTATACTTCAAAAAATTCTATTAAATCATTATCCTCTTCATCGGGCATACCTGTTCCAGATATATCCTTATAATGAAAGTCTTTTTGGTCAGCGTCAACAGCTTTTTCGCTATAAGAAATATATGAATCATTATCAGAGGATGCTGCCATTATTTTGCGTTTCATGTCAGGGAAGATATTGATAAGGTGCGATTTGGGAAGAATCTTACGTATCATTATAAAGGCAGCATCTCTGAAGAGAAGGTCTCTAGACTTATGGTCAATATATACATCAAAAGGGTCTGGCTGTTGGATAACAACTTCTCCCATACCTCTATCAGCATCAGGGTCAACTGTAACCATTAAAAATCCCAAAGACTTTGTTATAGCGTCATTAATTGCATTAGAGTAAAGGCTTTGCCCATTTGAGTTATGCCATATATAATCTGCTACATTAGCATAAACAGAAGCAACATCAGCATCCGAACCTTCAGCTCCTATAGCTTGCCACCGAGGAGTATTAGCGGTAGCATAAAAGTTTAGCATTTCTACGACAGGTAAAATTCTATTAATAGTAAATGTGGGCATGCCTTGTTCTTCCAAGGCAATCTTTTCTTCATGAGTTAATTGATTATCGTGGGAAAAATCATATCCTTTTTGATTTATATACTCCCACTGTCCTCTTTCTTCAGTACTGACAGAATCAAAAAGTTGCTTAATTCTTTCTGCTTTTTTATCTACTCTTTTCGACATCTATAAATCCCTTAATTTTTCAATTGGACTTTCGCTAGGCATAGGTCTAGGTTCAAGTGGAGGTAAATTTTCTATTCCTTCTTGACGCAAACGCTCTAAAAGTTCTTCCTCCGAAACTCCTGGAAGAAGCCTTTCTTTTAAATTTAAAGGAATCCTATTCCTTACTTCTTGAAATTTTTTCGCCCCCTCAACTTCACCAAGTTGCTTTATATAGCTTTCCTTCATTGTATTTTCAGCATTTTTTACCATAAAAACATTTGCATTTAATATCTCGTCATGCCTTTTTATAAGAGCTATATCTCTAGCATTAGCTCTTTCTTCAGGAGTTCCTATATATGTAGATGGAAAATTTCCAAAATAATCTTCATTTCTTAATATTCTATTTTTTTGCTCAGGAGATATATTAGGGTCGTTTGAAACTCTTTTTCTAAAAGCAGGATTATTTCTTTGAGATTCCATCATTTCATGATGAGCGTCATTCATACGAATACCTTGGTCAATAGCTCTATCATATTGCGCTTCTCGTAACAAATAGTCATTATACAATTTATCATCTTTTGCCCTCAGGGTCATAACTTCATCTGCTGTTTTAGTTGAGTATTCTTTACCCCTCCATTTAAATTTAGTATCGCCTTTTCCTCTATACATTTGAAATGCTTTTCCAAATTCTAGCTCATCAGTATTCATTACATCTTCTTGAGGTATTAAAGTTCCTTCACCTACAGCTTTCGTAGTTGTTGCAACTCTGTTATCAACTACTTTGTCATGCCCTTCAAGAAGACTTTCAACTGTCCCCTGTGCTTCACCTCCTTCAAGCATACTCATTATCATATTTTCTAAATTTTTTGTATCACCTTGTCCATTTGCCATTAATCTTTACTCCTTAACATATTTAAAAACTTGTGTTTTAGCCCATTGCCTGATAGTTTAGCTATAATTTCTACCAAAGCTTTATAACTTTTTTCTATACCTTTTTGCTCTATTTGCATCTTTTTTTGCTGGTCTATAAGCTTTATTAAAATGCCTTCAAGTCTCTTGAACCTCTCATCTAATTCTTCCATCAGTTCTTTCTGTATAAACTGATTTTGCTTCCATATAAAGAATCCAAAAGCTACAGCTGTAACAACTGGAATTCCGTACTGTTCTAATATTTGTAACCAATCCATTTAAGCTATAACCCAGCTTTTAGGATTTGGCTTAGCTTTATAATATTTATAAAGTTTGCCTTCTTCACTTTCTTTTAATCCTGCCAAAGGACCTGAGTATTTACATGCGTATGCTAATGCATCTATAGTATCATCGTGACCCATTCTTGGTCCAAATGTAATGATTTCTCGAAACAAATCATAGTGTTCTTTTTTCAAATGTATCTGACCAATAGCAAATCGCTGTGCTAATACTTCTTGAATCCTGTCTCTTTTAGACAATCTATTGCCAGGTTTCTCTTCTTTAAACGCAACACTAAAATCATTTCTTCTTCTCATTTCGGCACGTAATGCTTGAAAAATAGGTTTGGACATTGCGGTATCTTCTACGCAAAAGAGTTGAGGTTTATATTTTTTAGCATAGTCAAACATATAATCCACAATGCCCTTTTTCTGCTCTCCTGGAATCCCTAATACTGGAATCCCTCGTCTTCGCTCGTATTCTAAAACATAAATATTATTATCAAGGTCTACTCCAATAGCCAGTATTACACTAAAGTCTGCATCTCTTCTGGCAGAATCAGTTGCTGGGTCAACTCCGACGTAGATACTGACAGGTTTTGGGTCTTCACCATCGGGTACGATATAACCCATTTGTGTATTCTCTTCGTACAAGTAAGCACCTTCCCAGTATTTGATATGGTCCCTTGTGAACATTGCGTCATCTTCATTTTGTACCTCCATCATATATTCTTGATAAAATTTTTGTGGTTGACCAGAATCTGCATAGAATTTCTTTTTTCTTTCCATTTCTTTTTTGCCAAACCAACTGTCCCACAATATATTTCCCTTATCGTCTATTGCTTTCTTAAGAACAATATCCCAACTAAAGTCTTTATTTTCCTCTTTACTTCTTTCATAATTAACAATAAGGTTATTAATAAAACTGTCAAAATGCACAGGAGTACCATTAATGCGTAGCCTACCAGTATGGGGCTCAAGCGCAGGAAATACCACAGCAGTAATAAGGTTGGAATTTTTTGCTCTAGCTTCAGGGGTAACAGTATTATTCTCGTCTTCAAAGTCATCCAGTATAATAAGGTCGTATCTTTTATGTAATTTCGCACCACCACGTATCCCTGATATATTCGACTTACTAATAAGTTTACAACCATTCGAAAGCTCAACATCTGTCTCTGTCCATTTCTTTCCTTTTAATTCTCCAAAATAATATCTTATTCTATCGTTAAATTCTAAATGATACTTAACATAATCCATATTACCAGTAGCTAATTTAGCAGTCGCTGATACCCATCCATAAAACAAAGGGTCTTTTGCGAAGCAAAAGCTCCGTAAAATATCGCATTTAGTTAATACTGTTTTTCCATGCCCTCTAGGTAAAATAATAGCAACCTGTTTATTATCTTCATTAGTAATGGTATCGGCTACTTCGTAATGAAATGCAGGAGTCTCTGAACGAAGATAGTCATCTGGTAAAAATAATTTACCGAATGATATCATGTCATTCTTAGCCATCATCAAAGCTTCCTCTTCCTTAGATACATTATGAAGATTTATATTAGCCATTTATTTCTTTTTGCTGGTATCAGGTTTTTCTTCTGTAAATACATTAGGTATTATATTAGGAAGATGATATTGAATATATTCCTTTTCTTTATCCGAAATGTCAAAATTTCTAAAACGGTCATTTCTATCACCAGGAACCTCTTCTTCTACCATTTTATTTAGCTTGTTATATAAGTCGTAAGGACTTGAAGGCTCTCCTGTATCTTTATGATATAAAGGGCC